GTCGATACTGGTATCGGCTACGCCGGGCATCGTCGTCGCGTGCACGATGGCGGTGAACACAAGCCAATGATCGTCCGGCAGCCGCGTCTTGCGCCAGCGGCAGATGGTGCCGCGGGCGGTGTGCTGATCCATCGCGGTAAAGGTGATGCCGGTGTCTTCGGACGTGGGGTCGAGGAGCCACTTCACGAGGCGATCAAGATCGTCGAGCGCGATGAACTCGCACCAGTTGTGTCCGCTTACGGCGAGGGCCGCCGCCCGGGACGGGTCGCACTTTACAAGCGCGGGAGAGCGCCAGATGCAATTCGCGTCGCGATCAAACGCGATTGCTCGGTCGTCAGCGGCGACTGCGAGTTTCCATTCGCTTTCTTGCGGCGTCCACGTCGGCCGCAAGGGCTCGTTTAGTTTCTGCAACACGTGTTGCCAGAGACGTTTTTTGTGGAGAGTGAGCAGCGGGAGGATCCTCGCTAAGAGGAGGGGTAGGGGTAGGGGTAACATGGCGGGAAAGGATGAGGGTGACGTAATTCGCCAAGCTCCGCTCATCCGCAGCGGCGCGCTTTTCTAGCTCGGCGCGCAATTCAGGTGGGATCCTCAGCGTGAAGGTCGGTGTGTTCATGCGGGCTCAACCGTAAGCGGTCCGCTTACAGTGGCAAAGCCTATTTTCGACGGGCGGCATTAATTTTGCAAAACGCAGTTGACGCGACTCGGCGCGGGTGTCTTACAACAGAGTCATGCCAGAGACCCCCTCGCTCACTGTCCGAATCCCTAACCGCGTCCGGGCTCAATTGGCCGCACGCGCCCGCGCCGCCCGGCTGCCGCTGGGAGCCTACACAAGGCTCGTGCTGTGGGATCATGTCGAGGCCGCGCCCGGGCTGAAGCTCGGTGCCGGGTTTAAGACTCCACGGGAGGATGCACCATGAGGCGCCCGGTCGCCGCGGTAGTAGAGCAGCACCTCACGCCGGCGCAGGTGTGCGAGCGCCTCGCGGTGTCGAGGCGCACACTTTTTTCCCTGATGGTGCCCGGGCGCCTCTGGCCGGTTGTGCGGCTCAACGCGCGCAATATCCGCGTGCCGGCGTCGGCCGTGAATCGGTTTCTGGCCGCGGCGTCGTGGACGCCCAAGGGGATCGAGCTATGAGCGCCACCATCACCACCACCGCGGCGCCGGCCGTGAGTCCGTCCGCTGTCCGTCCGCACATGGCCGGCACCGTCGTGCGTCAACACCCGAGCGGCGGATGGACGCACGCGATCAGCGCGGCCGGATCCTCCTCGGCGCGGATCTACGCCGGCAACTGGCCCACGCGGCGCTCGGCGTTGCGCGCGCTCACCTGACATTTTTTCCGCCGTGCCTCCTCTCGATCAAATGGAATTCACCGGGGAAGTTGGCGAGATCCATGCGCTGACGGCGCCGGCGGATTCTCCGGCGTTCAGTGGGTGCACCGGCGCGCAGCGGGCGCGGATCGTGCGGCTGCGCGAGCAGATCGTGGAGCTGACGGCCTGCGGGGTGGGCGCCAAGCGGGCCGCGGCCGCGCTGGGTGTTTCGCCGCAAGTCGTGCGCGCCGTGCGGGCCGATGCCTGGCTGCGCGGGGAACTTGACCCCATGAAAGAAAGGCTGGGCCGGCAATACCTCGCCACTGCGGATCTTCTGCGGGCCGAAGCGATCGAGCGGATCGACGAGATCCCTGCTCAGGTGTTGCTGCTGGCCTCGGCCCAAGCGGCCGACAAGGGCCAACTGCTGACCGGCGGAGTCACCGCACGGGTCGAGCGGGTGCAGGTGCCGGCCGATCTGGCGTCGCTCATCGACTCGCTACCGGTTGTGGTGGAGGACGGCGGTGCCTATAAAGGGCGATCGCTGCCGGGCGCTGCGGGCATCGAGGCAGGATCCGACTCTGTTGTTGATACTCAATCAACTCGTCTCACGGGGGAGAGCGCGCGTTGCGTGCCCCCTTGCGCGACCGCGGATGCGTCCGCGGCGCCGGCCGACACCCACCCATGATGCACACAGGCACACGCGCGCACCGCGCGCCCGGGGGCGGGGGGGGGGGGTCGATCGTCGCCCGGGGGGCTGGACACTCGACGGGTCTGCCGAACGTCGATTTTAGGACAATTGTTTTGGCTCGGCCAAAAAAAACTTTGAAGAGCGGCCGGCGAAGTTGCGACGAGCTGGACCGAGAGGCCGAGCTCGGGCCGCGGCAACGCCGCAGAAGCGTGCGCGAAACAAGGGCGCACCGCCCGTGGCAGTCACGCCTCGGCGCGGCGGGAACAATGCGGGCACCATCCCGGCCGGCCGTTCTTCACTCCTCCCAATGAAATCCACTCCGCCCCCATTGCCGGCCGATCTCTTCTGGGAAGCTCGCACCGCCGAGAGTCTGGGGATCTCGCGCACAGTGATGCGCGCTTTGCGCAAACAACACCTCACCGCCGTGGTCGATTGGCAACTGATCGAGAACGCCGTCGTGCTCACCGCAAGCGGCGTGGCTAAAATTTCGGCGGTGTTGCACCCGGTGCGGGCTCCGAGCCCGGCCGCGGCTCCCGGCCCAGCCGTGGCTGCGAGCCCCGCGGCGGGCAACGGCGGGGGTCTGGCGCTGCCTCCCGGGCCACCGTTGCGGCGCAAGTTCATGGTGACGCGCAAGCCCGTCTTCCGCTCCGATGCCCCGCAGCGCAAGATCGTCTTGTGCGCCGAGTGCGCACCGGAGGCCAAGGATATTTCCTCGCTCGATCTGATCCGGCTGCGCGCTTCGCTCGTTCTGGGGACCGAGCGCCCGATCCGCGTCCGCGACAATCTCAACTTTGCCCCGGGCATGGTGCTGGAGGCCGTGGCGATTGGCCACGGCATCTGGCAATATCTCGGCCGGCTCCCGCGTCGGCTCGGCCGTTGGTGATCTCCCCATGACTGCCAAACAAGCCGATAAACTTTCCGCGACGGCGGCCATGACGCAGACCGCCCACTTGGCGGGCCTCGTCTCGTGGGAGCGGCGGCGCAAATGGTCGCGCACCGATACCGCGCGCCACCTCGGCGAGTGTGGCGCTGCGCTGCTTGCTCACTTTCGGCGTCAATACCCGGCCGCGCGCACGGCGCACACCACCCAGTTTGGTTTTTGGCTGCGCGAGCACGCGCCGGCGATCTTCGACCGAGCGCACACGACGCTTGCGGCCTGCGCCGACGACGATGCGCGCGCGCGTCTCCTGCCTTCCGAACTTCTATGAAACCACAACATTCCACCGAGCCGCTCGCGTCCTTTGTGTTGATTCCTTGGTCGGACATTCAGACCGAAGGGTGGCTAACTGAGAACCCGCTGCCGGCCGATTTCCTTTGGCTGGACCGCTACAACAAGCCCCGCAACGCGCTCCCCACCTATCGGATCAAGGGCGGCTACGGCAAATGGCTGCACGAGACGCCCTATTTCCCGGGGCTCTTTGAGCTGATTCATCAGATCTTGGCCGTCGCCCCCGGCGATCAAGAGCTCTCGATGCCGTGGCTTGTAAAGCGCCTCGACGAGTATCGCCCCAACGGCGAGCAAACCGCCTTTCTCTGATTCCCCCCCCTCGTGCCCGTCTGAACAACATGGATACCAAGATTGCTTCGTCAATTTGGAGTAACGTCGATTTCGACGCCGCTTCGCCGCCGGCCAAGCTCGCCGCGCTCTGGCTCATTTCCAATGAGCACGTCAACACGCTGGGTTATGCCGATTTCAACCTCCGACGCTTCATTTTCGAGACGCGACTCGATGCCGAAGCCCTCCACGCGGGACAGCAAGCCCTTGGCAAGGGCTTCGTATCTGTGGGCAAGGGGTATTGGTTGCGGCACTACATCCAGTTCCAATTTGGCCGCGGTGCCTCTCTCGCCGCCAACAACTTTGCCCGCGCGATCTGCAAACTCATGCTCAACGGCATGGAGGAAGCGATGGGCCGACTCCTCCTCACCGAATATCCCGAATTGCTCACGGTCTCCGATTTCGTGTGTCCGTGGATTGGGTGTGATTGGTATGAAGCCCTTGCCAAGGGCTCCCGTGCTTCTCGGAAGCACAAGAGAGGAGAAGAGCAGAGCAGAGCAGCCAAGCAAGGCGCTGGGGCCACGCTGACCGCCGCCGAGCAGATCTACGCGCTCTATCCGCGCAAGGTCGCGCGCGCCGCGGCGCTCAAGGCGATCGGTCACGCCCTGCGGCGCCACTCCCGGGAGACGTTGGTGGCGGCCGTGACCGCCTACGCTGCCGCCGTGCGGCAGTATTCCGACGCCGAGCGGCAATTCGTGCCGCATCCCGCCTCGTGGTTCAACGGCGAACGCTTCCTTGACGATCCCGCTCAATGGCGGCGAGACGCCGGGAAAATTTCGACGCCGGAGACCGCCCCGCGCACCGCCGCCCCCACGATCGCTTTGCCATGAACACCACTCCCGCACCCACTTCCCGCCGCGCCGCCGTAGACGCTGCCGTTGACTCCGCCCCATCTTTCCCCGGCCGCACTTTGCCGCACAGTGTGGAGGCCGAGGCCAATCTCCTCTCGTGCTGTATCCTCGATGGCACCACCGCCGTCGCGCGGTGCCTGGGGGCCAAGCTCACCGCAAAGTCTTTCTACGATCCCAAGCACGGCAGCGTCTTTGCGGCCTTGGTCGCGCTCCACGGCCGCCAAGACGCGATCGATACGGCCACCGTGGCCGAGGAGCTCCGCACTCGCGGCGAGTTGGAGACGGTCGGCGGTTTCGCCTTCATTTGCCAAGTGTCGGGCTACGTGCCGACCACCTCGCAGCTCGTGTACTTCCTGCGCGTCGTGCGCGAGTATTGGATCCTCCGTGAGGTCATTCGCGCCGCGTCGAAGCTGAGTGAAGATTGCCGGCACTACGATGGCGACATGAAGGCTTTGCTCTCTCCGCCCGTCGTCTGGTTTCAATCCGCCTTGGCGCGCGTGGTGCACGGCGAGCGGGCCGGCGGCTCGTTGTCCGAGCGCGGCGCCGAGGTGAAGCAGGAGTTGGCCGCGCGCGCCGCCGGCACCGAGGACACCTCCCGTTGGATCCACACCGGGATGCCTACTTTTGACAAACGGTGCCGGCCGCTCGGCTCCGATTCCGAGGATCATTTGGTCGTGATTGGTGGCGGCTCCGGCCACGGCAAGAGCGCCCTCATGCGCCAGTGGGCCGGCGGCGCCCTCTTGGCCGGCAAGACCGTGGTGAACTACACTCGCGAGACCAGTATCAAGGGCTGGCTCCGGCAGCTCGGATCGAATTGGGCCCGGTGCGATCTGCGCACCCTCGCCGAGGCGCCGGCCGACCATGCCAAGCGATTGCAAGACGAGATGGATCGGATGCTCGGCTACGTCGACAAAAGTTTGTTCGTCTATCAACAGGAGCCCGGGTGTTCGCTGGAGACGGTCGAAGATCTCGTGGCGCACGCGCGCTCGTGGGCGTGGCAACACGGGGCGCCGAGCTTGGTCGTGATCGACTACCTCCAATTGTTTTCGACCGCGCGGCGCGTCGGCTCCCGCGAGCAGGAGGTGGCGCATATCTCGCACACGATCCAAGCCCTGCAACGCGAGCTCGGTTCAGTCTTCGTGATCGGCGCGCAGCTCAACGAAGCCGGGCTGCGCGAGATGCGCGAGGCCAAGCACGATGAGGACGGCCGGTTGCTGCACCGGCTGCCTACGGCGGGCGATTTTCGCGAATCACAAGCGATCTATCACGACGCCGATCGCGTGATTGCCATGTATCGACCGCCCGAGGATTGCCGCGGTGCCGTGAACTACGGGCCCGATGTGCAGATGCCCGAGCAATGGCTCGTGCAGATCAAGCGCCGCTACGGTGGCGAGGCCGCGGTGAAGTGCTGGTTTGAGAAACGCTTTCTCAATTTCCGCGAGTTTGTGCTCGCCGATCATGCGCCGGCCGAAGCGCCGGGCTCGACGCCGGCCTCGGCTGCGCCGCCGAGTGCACCGCGCTCCAAAAACCAATGGAAAGGCGGTGCCAAGTGAGACGCTTTTTCGCCAGTCTGCTCGCCGCCGTCTGTTTCTCGGGGCTCTTCCTTTTATCGCTCTGGCCCGCGCGGTGGTTCTCCCGGGCGCCGGCCGTCCCGAGCAAGCAGCGGCGGTGCGACTATACCGGCCGTCCACCCTTTGCCGATGCGGCGTGGGCCGGAAAGGAAAACGACAACTCAAGATGTCCTCTGTGCGAATGGTGCGCGGGGACGGGGCATCCGCACGGGGATGAGCGCTACGGGGTGTGTGAATGCCCGGATCTCAAAACAAGGAGGGCAAATGAACGCGCCGCTGCCCAATCCTGAGCTCTCCGCGCTTTACGTGGAGCAGACCCAGAAGCTCGCCGCCCTCGCCTCGGCCCTGCGGCTGCACGGCGATGCGCCGGCCGACGAGCTTGCCGCCGCCGCGCGCAAGCTCGGCCAAGACCGCCGCCGCCTCTTGGCGATGGCTGACCTCACGTCCAGTTTAGACCGCCTCGCGCGGGCCGTTGCCGATGCCAAACAAACTTCGTAAATCCCTTGCCGTCTTCACTGCGTTTGCCCGCTTTCTCATTGGAGGTTTTTTGCACGGAGCGCCCTCGGCTTCGTCCGCTGATCTGCAACGGACTGCTTTTCTCAATGGTATCGCGCTATTGGAGACTGGCACGATCGATGTGGGCCGGCCATGCGCCAAGATCGGGCGCCGCGGGGAGCGCAGCGCGTGGCAGATCTCGCCCGAGGTCTGGCGGGAGTATTGCGAGGCTCCTTTTACGCGCGCCAGCTCGGATGGCAGACTCGCCGCGATGGTGGCCGCGGCTCATCTGGAATGGTTGCGCCTCTCGTTGGAGGGGAAAGGCCGGCCGGCCACGCCGTATAACCTCGCGCTCGCGTGGAATGCCGGGCTCGGGGCCGTGCTCACCGGCAAGGCTCCGCCCGGCGCCCACGACTACGCGGCCCGCGCCGTCGCCCTCTACGAGGCGCTCACGAGCGCGAAAGCCCAATGAAAAACATCATGCGAATTATGTGTGCCTCACCCCATGAATAAATCCGTCCCTCAACACACCTACGGCTTCGTCGATCAAGGCATTTTGCGTGGCTTGACCACAGACACCGGCGAATACGAACGCTGCGTGATCTTCGGCGTCACCTCGATTCCTTCACGCGCCCTGCACTTCTCGATCCTGTGCGAATCGGGAGCGCAGTGGGCACGCATACCGCTGCATAAGCTGCGGCACGAGCAGCCCACTTGCCAGAAAGTCCACGACCTTCCCCAACTGCAATCGTGGGACTGCCACGGCTGGGATTTCTGCGTCACGCAGTACGACTACCTCCGCGAGATGGGGTGCCAGTACCGGACGCGCGATGGGGCTATGATCCCCGCAAGCTACTGGTTTACCCTCGACCATACGGATAACGGTTACAGCCAATACCCGCCAGAGCACAAATGCTACCACCTGCTATTGTTGGAAGATGGCTCGGGCCAGATCGCAGCCCAGCCTAACAACCGCATTTTGTGGCGTGATGATAGCTTTGTGCGGCCCGACCCCGCGCAAATTTCGGAGTACCGAGTGATGCCAGAAACGACGTGGCACGCCGAACTAGGCCGCAATGCGGACCTCACAAAAGTAATCAACGAACCATGAACACACTCGACGCACCCAGCCTCACCACGCCGCCCGCACTCGCGGCGGCGCTCGCCCCTGATTCGGCGCTTACACAGGCGCAACAAGAGTCTGCCGATTGGTGGACCGAGTTCTTCGCACGCCGCCGGTTTCCGCAGCGCGGCATATTCTTCCTCGTGCCGGGAGTAGAGTTGGGGTTGGGTCACGCCGTCATTCTTCACGTCCACAGCGGGCGGAAGTATGATTACCGTTTTGATCCCGGCGAGACATGGCGGCAGTCGCAGCAGGTTTTCGCGGCGGCGCTACCGAGAGCGGATGAGGTATGTTTTCCCAGCGGCATCGACCCAGACTCGGCGCCGGTGCCGAATCCAATCGTGCGACCATGAACACACCCACACCCCGCACCAACGCCGCTTGGGCACAAACCTTCGACGCGAACGGATTTCTTTCTGGCCGAGGCAACGCGGCGAGCCAAATGCGCGACGAGTGCGCGACGCTTGAGCGCGAGTTGCTCGCCGCAAACGAGTGCGCGGCTATTGCCAACCGTTCGGCCGACGACCAGATGCACCAAAAGCGAGAGGCCCAACGCGAACTCGCCACCCTCACCGCCGAGCGCGACCAGCTCCGCGCCCGCGCCGAACGCGCCGAGGCTGAACTCGCCGAGATGCACAACGAGGTGGCGGGTGGTTCGGCGGCTGGGCAACGGCTGGAAGAATGGCTCTGCGGTATCACCGAAGCGCTTCGAGAACTACCACAGGTGAACAACGCGACCTCTGTGCATCTTTGGAATTTACGAGCGGCATACTTCAATGCGAAGCCACCGCTCACCCGCGATGATACGCTTTTAAACGCTGCCCGAGCCGAACTCATCGCACTTCGCGCCGAGCTGACCGTCGCGCTTGCTCATTGGAACGGCGCGCTTGAACGCGCTATGAAAGCCGAGGCCGAACTCGCCACCGAGCGGGCGCGGTTGCGGCACGTCGCGCTCGATGCGGCGATGAAGGGGGGCGAGAAATGAGCGCACCTACCGAGGCGCACCGGGAGGTGGCAGTTGCAATTTTTGCAATCGCCATGAAGTCGGCGCACCGCGGCGCACCTTTCCACGAGCCGTGCGCCCAACTCATCGCCGACAGCGAGGCGAGGGCGACCGCCGAACTCCGCGACTCTCTGGCGTTGGAGCAAGATATAGGCAACGCCGCCTGCGACGAGTTGCGCGGCGACGCTGACGAGTTGCGCGCCGACGTGGTGCGGCTCACCGCCCGCGCCGAACGCGCCGAGGCCGAGGTGGAGAGGTTGCGTTCTGGCCGCGACTGCGAGAAAAGACTGCGGAAGGACGCGGAAGAACTAAGAGAGGATGCGATAGCTCGCGCCGAGAAAGCCGAGGACCAACTCCGCGCCGAGCTAATTACGCGTGCCGGAGAAATACAAACACTCACCGAAGAACTCGCCGCCGAGCGGGCGCGGTTGGATTACCTCCTCCAATGGGATGTCACGTTTCACGACCGTGCCGACATCGATGCAGAGATCGGCTATGCGCAGCGCAAAAAGAGCACACCCACTCTCCCGTGATCTGGACTCCGCATCCCGTTTTCCCCGTACCGTCGCGCGCGCAGGCGAGCGCATTGGTGGCTGCCGCCGGGCCCGAGGAGGCCAAGCGCCGCCTCTTGGAGATTTGGGAAAAGCGCGAGCACGTCATCCGTATCGAGAAAACGGATCCGTTGCGCGTGCCGCATATCTACGAGCCGGAGCCGTTCAAGCGCGCGCGCGCCCTCCTCGCGGATTTCGATGAGCTCGCCGTCCTCGGGCAAAACCGCTCCGGCAAGACCATCTTCACACAAAAATACGTGATGGAGCAGCTCGCCAACCGGCCGAATCAGGCGTGGGCCTACTTCCACCAAACCGCCGAGACCAGTATCCGCCAGCAGCAGGAGATCGCTTACCGCTTCATCCCCGCCGAGTGGAAGCATCTCGGGCGGCAGGGCGATCGGATCTATGTCCAGTATTCGGAGGCCACCGGATTCTCTAATCAAAAGTTTATCTTCCCCAACGGATCCCGCGCCTACTTCTTCAACTACAAACAGGACTTGTCGATTTTGGAGGGCGATGAGCTCGACGGCGTGTTGTTCGATGAGCTCGTGCCTTTGCCGTTTTTGGAGACGGTGCGCTTTCGCCGTGGCCGCGGCCGCACGCTGAAGGTCTTGGTCTCCTTCACGCCGAAGACGGGCTACACCGCTACCGTGGGCTCGCTCATCGAGGGCGGGGAGATCGTCGAGACGCTCGCGGCCAATCCCGCGCTCTTGGCGCCGGATGTCGTACACGTGCGCGGGTGCCCGGCGGGGCATATGCCCTACGTGCTCAAGTGCCGGCGGCCCGGCTCGCGCGTGCTGTGGTTTCACTGGGGGGCCAATCCCTACGGCGCCCACGCCGAGATCGCCGGGGCCGTGGCGGGCGAGGCGAGTAACAAGATCAAGATGCGTTGTTATGGCTGGGTCGATAAGGTCGCCGGCAATGCCTTCCCGCGCTATGGCAAGGCGCACAAGCTCACGCGCGCGCAGTTTGCGGCCGTCGCCGCCAAGGGTGGCACGCGCTACGTGTACTCGGATCCCGGCTTTGAGAAGAATTGGTTTATGCTCTGGATTTTGGTCACGCCGGCTGGCCACCGCATCGTGTATCGGGAGTGGCCGGATCGCCGCGCGTATGATGAGTGGGCGCTCTCCCCGAGCGAGGCCACGGAGAACGATGGCGCGCGCAAGTGGGATTGGCGCCCGGGCCCGGCGCAGCGCACCGATTCCGGCGGCGGCGCCAACCACTACAAGTCCCTCATCATGGAGGCCGAGGGTCAGGTGTGGCGCGCCTCGGAGACGCGGTGGGATAGCACCGCGGCCGAGGTGATCCAGCGCCGTCTCATGGATCCCCGGCTGGGCGGGCAAAACGTGCCCAACGTCAACGAGGGCACGAGCATCATCGATCTCATGGCCAAGGCGGATCCTGACGGCGGCGGGCGCCCCATGCCGCCGCAGTATTGGGAGGAGGCCAGCGCGTGCGGGGTGGGCGAGGGGATCCAGCTCATCAACATGGCGCTCTACTACGACGAGACTAAGCCCATCTCGATCGAGAATTGCCCGAAGCTCTACGTGGTCGAGGATTTGGAGCAGCTCGATCTGGCGCTCGCGCAATACGTCGCCCCGCCGGCCACGAGTGAGCGCAACGCGCTCAAGGATCCGATCGACTGCCTGCGCTACGCGATGAAGGACGATTTTGGCCACGTCGATGCCGCGCTTCTGCGGGGTCGCCGCGGCACCTACTACTAAATTATGAATGCTCCCGCCACTTCTGTCGTGCTTCCGGCCAAGGTGTATCTCCGGCGCAAGGAGGTCGAGTCCGTCGTCGGTGGCTGGCGGCAGCTCGCGGCTTTGGAGGCGGCGGGGCGGCTGCGGCGCATCATCCTCCCGGGCTACACGCGCGCCCACTATGCCCGCGCGGAATTGCAGGCCGTCTTGCTCGCGCTTTATGGGCAATAGACACCTTGACGCTCCTTTTCCCCAGCGTGAATTGCTCGGGCCATGAAATCGTATCTTGAAGAGAGCCCCGCGGAAGAGCTTGCCGAGGCGCGTCGTGATTTGGAGCGGACCGTGGATGATTGCCTCGGCGTGTGGATGCGGCAGGCGCGGGCGACTGAGCTCCGGCACAATGTGTGGGAAGGGCAGAGCCAAGACGGTCGCAAGCACTCGGATTCGGGTGAGTCGGTCTTGCCGTTTGAGGGCTCGGCGGATTCGCGTATTCCCCTTCTCGATACGATTATCAACGATAAGGTGGCGATGGCCCAACAAGCCTTTTGGCGGGCCGAGGTGCAGGCCTCGCCCATCGAGCCCGGCGATAGCGCCCAAGCCGCGAGCGTCTCCACGCTCCTGCGGTGGTTGCGCCGCGTGCCGATGCGCGAGGAGCTCCGCACCGAGATCGAACTCTCCGCGCAGTATATGTACGGCGACGATCCCGGCATCGCCGTCGTGGCCGTGGATTGGTTGCAGGACACCAAGCTCGTGCGCACGGTGCTGACGTTTGACGAAGCCGCGGCCATGTATGCCAGCGGCGCCGCCACCCCGGCCGAGGCTCCGCCGGAGATGTTGGAGCCGGAGATGCTGGCCGATTTCATCGATCTCATGCAGAACCGGGAGCGGGAGCGCGAGGCGCTCGCGTGGATCGCCGTCGCCTTCCCTTCGACGAGCAAGCGCATTCACCGCCAGATCTTGCGTGGCTTGAGCCGGGATGGCGCGGCCGATGTGCCGATGCCCAAGATCCGGGAAAACCGGCCCACGATCACGAGCCTGCGCTACGGCCGGGAGGTCTTCTTTCCGGTGGGCACGGCGGATATCCAGCGGGCCCGCCGGATCCATCGTGTCGAGTGGCTCAACGAGGAGGAGTTGTATGAGCGCGTAGTCACGCAAGGGTGGGATGCCGACCACGTGGATGAGATTTGCAAACGCGGCAAGGGGCAGTCGCTCATTCAAAGCTACGGTGAGACGCGCGCCAACCAGAGCGCCGTATCCTTCTCGGGCCCGGGCTTGGAGATCGATGAGACGCAACACCTCTTTGAGGTCATTTGGAGCTACGAGCGCCGCACGGATGAGCTCGGCATCGCCGGGATCTACGTCGTCGTGTGGAATTGCGCGGTCAAAGAGGGCTGGATGTGGGCGGGGCTGTGCGATTTCGACCACGGCCGGTATCCGTTTGTCATGCGCACCCGGGAGCGCCTCGGCCGGCAGGTCACGGATTCGCGCGGCATCTCGCGCGCCCTCCCGACGCATCAGAACGAGATCAAGGTGCAGCGTGACGCGCGCTCCAACAATACGCAGCTCATCGCCTCCCCGCCCATGAAGCGCAAGCTCATGGCGGGAGCCGCCGAGCTCATCCTCGGGCCCGCGTCCGATGTGCCCGTGCAGAAGATCGATGATTTTGAGCTCATTTCCTATCCCGCGCTCACCGCCGCCTCGATGGAGATGGAGTCCACCACGAAGAACGAGGCCTTTCACTACTCCGGTATCCTCACCAAGGAGGCGGATCCCAACCGGGTCTTTATGCTCGCGCAGGCCGAGGCGGATAATTTCAACGCCCTCTGGTGCGGCGTCTTTGACCAAGTGCTCGCGCTCTGCCAGCAATACTACTCGCCCACCGAGCTCGCGCTCATCACCGGGGGCGACGATGCCCCGCTGGGCCTCGGGCCCGATGACATCGCCGGCCGGTGGAATATCGCCCTCGAAATCGATGCGCGCGATCTCAACATGGATTTCGTAATCAAGAAGCTCGATACCTACAACAAGCTCCTCTCGCTGGATCCGCAGGGCGTGATCGACCGCACGCAGGCGCCGGCGTGGGGTGCGGCCGCGCTCTTCCCGGGCATGGCCGGCCGCCTCATTCAGCCGATGGAGAAGGTCACGCAACGCCTCATCGACGAGGAGGAGAGCAATGTGGCCAAAATGGCGATCGGCATGGAGCCGCGGATGCCCGAGGATGGGATCGACGCGCCGCAAACCCGTTTGCAGGCGATGCAGGGTGCTGTCGGCAAGAGCCCGCGGCTCTCGGCGCAATGGTCTGGCGATCCCGAGTTTCGCGCGCTCCTGGAGAATCGGCAAAAGTTCCTCATGCAACAGCTCACGCAGGAGCAAAACAAGGTCGTCGGCCGGCTCGGCACCGCGCCCTTGCAAGCCGATCCGATGGCCGGCCTCCCGGCCGCTCCCGGCCCGAGCGCGTAGCCTCCGCCCTTTATGAATGCCTCCCGCCTCGTCTACTATCCGGCCTCGCCCGGGCAACTGAACCCGGCAGCCGTCTCCGAGGAATTTGCCAAGCTCGGGCGCAATGATGCGCTCTGGCAGGCCTTCATGCAGGTTTTGCAAGAGCGTTTGGCCAATGCCACCGTGGATGCGGCCAACGGCGAGCCCTCCGCGGCCGGCCGTTTGCAAGAGCTCCTCGGCTTGCAGCAACAGTTTTCCGCGATTCGCCACGGCGAGCCGAGGAAGCCCGCGCGGGCCTAAGTGAGTGCGAAATAGGCACGGTTAGGCACGGTTAGGCTCCGGTGGGGCCGGGGCTATTGACGGGCCAGCGCCCCGCGGTGCGCTGGGCTCACTGTGTCAAAAGCACCGAAATCAGCGACTTCAACCAAGACCGCGGAGACAGCGCATCCGGCCGCGGCGCCTACGGTCTCGCGAGCCGTGCCGGCCACAGGATCGAACACCCAAGCGGAGCCCGATTACGAGCTCCCGAGCGCCGCCGAAATCGCGGCGTTCTTACCGACGAGCCGAGCCGAGCCTACGGGCTCTGGCGCGATCGATGATGAAGACGCGGGGGCCGATATTACACCCCAAGCTGCGACTGATACGGACGATGAGGCATCCGCCGAATCGGCCGAGGCCGCAGCCGAGGGTGTAGCCGAGGATCCCGCCACCACCGAAGAGATTCCCGAGGAGGAGCCCGCCGCGCCCGAGCCGGCCGAGGAGCCCACCGCCGAGGAGCCCGACAAGACCCGCTTTCAAAAGCGGATCGACGAGCTCACCGATGGTCGCACCAAGGCCGAGCAGGAGACCGCCACGTTGCGCGAGCAATTGGCGATGGCCAAGGCATCGGCGCCGCCCGATCTGTTGAATCCCTTCAACCTCATCGATAGTGAGCAAGAGCTCGCCACCGCCGTAGACCGTGAAGAAGGGTTTATGGAGTGGATCATGGCCCACGAGGCCAATCCCGATGGTGGCTATCTCTCCGATGGCAAGGGAGGTCAGGTCCATTTTGAGCCGGAGCAGATCCGCCAAATGAAGGTCTCGACCTACCGTATCCTGCGCACGGCCGAAAAGCGCCGCGAATTCATCCGCCAGCGGGTGAGCCGCGATGCCGAGGCCGTCGCCGTCTACCCGTGGCTGCGGTCTACCAAGGAAGGCCTTGGTGCCGAAGTGCAAAGCGCGATCGAGGCTCGGCCGTATCTGCGGCAGAGCCCCGACTACCGTACCTTTGCCGCGGATGCCGTGCTCGGGGCCAAGCTCCGCGCCTCGGGCCTCAAGCTCGACGAGCGTGGTTTGGCTGCGCTCCTCAAGGGCCGGCCCCTCCGCGCCTCCGCCGCTCCCGGCCAGCCCGGGATCGCCGGTGCTGCCGCCGTCGCCACCATCCGCGCCGGCCAGCCAGCGCCGGTGCGGCGGCTGGCGCCTTCCCCCGCTCGCCCGGGCTCTCTCCCGCCCAAGCTCTCCGGCCGCGAGGCCGTGGTGCGTCAGGCATCGAGAGCTCTCGCGAATGGGGGCGGTTCAATCGCCTCAGTCGAAGAGAGCATTGCCGCAAAGTTCCGCTGGTAGCTGCCGACACAGCTCCGTCCCGTTTCAACCAATAATCCTAATCCAATCCTATCATGTCCACCGAACTCGTCGATCGCGATGCAGTCGCCAAAGTCCAAGATCTCTCCTCGGAATTCGCCAACGCGGAATCCCGTAAATACCCGTTTACGTCCAGCGCCCGCAAGGGGCCACCTCCCGGCAATGCTCAACTAGAGTATCCCGTCGAGAAATACGACACCCCGAACAGTAACGCGGCCGTCGATGAAGCCGATCCTTCCACCTATCAGGATCCCAGCGCCGGCGATGCCAACCTCTACGCCCGCGTGCACACGTGGGAGCGCGCGGTGCGCATCGGTGGCCACTCCGTCACCTTCACCCAGCAGGCGGGCATCTCGCCCCGCAACGTCATAGCGAAGAAGATCGCCAAGAAGATGATCGAGCTCAAAGGCGATTGTGAGCTCACTTTCTTGGGCGACCAAGAGAGCCAGGTCGATAATGGTATCGTGGGCAACAAGACCCGCGGCCTCGGCAAGTGGATCTCCGCTACGGCGCAGACCCACTACGCCGTCGATTCAAACTATCTGGTGCCCGCCGCGAGCATCGATACGAGCACGGCCACGGCCGACTACACGGACGCTACCGTGTTGAACGTCCTCAAGAGCTCCTACGGTGTCCACGGCGACCCCGAGGCGGCGATGACGATCTGGGCGGGCGCGACGTGGAAACAGACCCTCGGCCGCTTCACGTTCTACACGCGCAACGTGTCGAATTTCACTGCGGTGCGTCAGTTCAACACGACCTCCACGGATCGCATCGTGCTGGGCAAAGTCGATATGTTGGAGACCGATTTCGGCTCCCCCGTCGTCCGCCTCTCGCGCTTTGTGAATGCCTCGGGCGATCACACCTCGGCCACGAGCAAGCTGCTCGCGCTGGGCATCGTGGATGATCTGATCGAGACCCGTTGGGCCGCCCAGCCCTACGCCGAGAAGCTCGCGAAGACCGGCCGCAACGAGAAGTTCCTCGTCACCGCCACCGCCGCCCTCGCGTGCACCAACCCCAAGGCGCTCTTCGCATGGCGCCCCACTAGCTAACTCACGCGCGGGCCCGGGGGGCATAGGCTCCCCGGGCCCGCGATTCCCTTCTCCCTTCACTCTCAAATTATCTTACTATGAAAGTCACTGTTCTCTCCAACGCTCAGATGTCCCAGATGGGCTTCACCCATCGGTTCGAGATTCCGTACACCGATCTCAGCTCCACCGCGGCCGCCTCGCTCGCCGTCTCGCTCGCCGCCTACACGGCCGGCAAAGGCGTGACAGGCGCCGCTTACAAGCTCGTGACGCCCTTTGATGGCGGCGCCACCTCGGCGCTCGCCCTCGATGTGGGCCACAACGGCGCCACCACCGATGATCCCGATAGCATCCTCGATAACTACGAGATCCACGTCGATGCGACGGAGGTCTCGTATGGCGATGGCAACGGGGCGATCTTCGCCACGCTGCGCACGGGCTACTTTCCGCTCGATGCCGGCACCTACGAGGCCACGTTTACCGCCACCGGTGGCAACCTCACGTTGCTGACGACGGGCGAGGTGCACATCTACCTCAACATCGTCGATCTCGCGACGGGTTGAGCGCCTTCGGCGCTGTTTTATTCATGTTTCCAGCGCCGGTTTGCTAGTCCCGGCGAGTGCAGGTGCGGGGGCGCCTCCACTCGCTGGGTAAATCTTTTAGCAGCCCCCAATCCCTTTTCCGTTTTATGCCCGTGGATCCCTTGGCGCAATTTGTTGAACAGGTCAAAAACGTACCCGGCTATGGGGACATGACCGAGGATGTGGCGCGCGAATTGCACGCGATGCGGATGGAGCGCCTTGAGCGCGAGGCCTCCGTCGTCGGTGCCCGCCAACGCTACCTCGCGCGTGAGCACGGGGAATCGCAGATGCACACCGATGGGGCGCTCGTGGGCCAAGTCGATGAGGCCGTGTACCAACACTACGTGGACCGCTACGGCGCCGCTTGGTGGCACGACAAAGGCAACCGCGCGTGGTTCTTCAAGCGCCACCCCGAGGCCAAGGTCAAAGTGATCGCCCCGATGGGAGTCCACGTCTCGCGGCTACCCAGCTACCGCGTGAATGATCGCCGCTCGGCGGCACAACTCGCCACCGCATGAGATCCGTGGCCTACGCTTCCGTGCTCACGCAGGTGTACAGCCTGCTCAACTTAGTCGCGGCCGATGTCACCGCCGCCGACAAGACGAAAGTGAATGCCTTCATCCAGCGCCGCGCGCGCGAGGCCTTCCAAAAGCATTGGTGGGCGGAGACGATGCGGAGTGAGGAGCGCTGGTTTCGCGGCTTCTATGCTGGCGCCACCACCTACGCAGCGCCCACGGCCACCACCGCCACCGAGGTATTTCATCCCGGCTCCAAGGCCTATTTTCAAGCCTTGCGCGCCAGCACGGGCAATGCCCCGGCCACGTTTGCCGCGGGCTCGTGGACTACGAACACCGCCTATTGGGCGCCCATTGCCGAGAACTACACCGGGCTCGATTGGGCCGATGCCACCGTGTACGCCGTGGGAGATACGGTGCGCTCGCTCGACGATGCCCGCTACTACCGCTGTTTCACCGCGCACACGAGCTCGGGCTCCATCGATACCGCCAAGTTTGGCTTGTTGAGCGAGTGGATCCCGACGATCTCGCTCGATCAATCCGGCAAGACCGCGATGGGCCTCGTGCGCGGGTGTTTTGTAGATAATCCCGAGCGCGAGAGTGCGCCCCGCCGGCTCAAGAGCTTGCTGGGATCCAGCGGCGTGCACCTGCTGGATAATACGTTTAGCAGTGTGTGGGTCTGGTTTCAGATCAAAGCGCCCATCCTCACCGGGGCTGATTGGGCCGCCGGCCCCACCTATGCCGTGGGCGATGTCGTGTACTACTCCTCCGCTACGAGCGGCTACGAGGGCGATTACTGGCTCTGCCTCACGGCCACGAGCGCCGGCCAAGATCCCGAGGATACTGCGGCCAAGTGGCAGCGGCAGGAGATCCCCGAGGCGCTCCGCGATGCGATCGCGCACGCCGCTTATTCGGACTACCTCCGGCCCGTGGGCAAAGATGGCGCGGTGCCACTGGAATCTACCGCCGGCGGCCAATTTCTCACCGACGAACTGTTTAAGGCCGTGGCCATGCAACGCCAAGCCGGCCGGTGGGCCCAAGGGTAAACCGCACGCTCTCAACACCTCTTATTTATGGAATCCATTAAACTGCAAAACGTCATCTCCGAAATGGTCCCGCCCAATACGACCACGGAGCTCGGCTACCGGCTCACGGTCTCTTCCTCCGCGGTTTCGCTCTTGGCGGCCGACATCGGCGCCAGCGCCAAATATGTCATGCTCCAAGTGCAGGGCGCCGCAGTCTATTGCACCTATGATGGCACCACCCCGAGCGCCACCAATGGGATCTACGTCAACGTGTTTGAAAAGACCGTCACGCAGCGCGCGCTGGCGCTGCGGATGAAGTTCATCCGCGTGACCGCGACCGATGGCTACGTGATGGCCCAGCCTTTCAACAGCCTCGCCGCCTGATTCGCCTCCTAGCCTTTTACCTCCTCCTCCTATGATTATCGATACACCTTGGATGCCGAATGTCCTGGGGGGCGGCGATGTGGCCGGCCCAGCCTCCGCAACTGATAACGCAGTCGCACGGTTCGACGGCACGACGGGCAAGCTCATCCAGAACTCCACAGTCACCATCGCCGACACCACAGGGGCAATCGCTGGGGCGTCCTCCCTCACCGCCCCCGCCGCGATCGACCTGACGCTCGCGGGCGGCACGGCAGGCAGTGACTCCGTGGTGGTGAGCAATACGCTTGCGGCCTCATCCTCGATTATCGGCGCGTTCAAGGTCGGCAACGGCACGGCCGCGACCAACGTGGCGATTGGCGGCGGCAACATCAACGCGGGTGGGACGGGGACGTTTGGGGGCCGCATCGGAATCAATGGCGCAGCCGCAAACTTCGCTGGCGTGAACGTCAGCGGTATCATGCCGAATATTGGTGGGGACTCAAACGGAGTTGGCTATTTCTCGAATGGCACTTTCCCCGCATCATTTACGGCGGGCGCGCACTCGTTTTATTCATTACCAGCAACCACCGCGTCGGCCTATACGGTTACGAATGTGACGGGCTTCTATGCCGCCGCCCCGACGAAGGGCGCAGGCTCGACGATCACGAATGCTTATGGCGTCTACGTCGAAGCACTCACTCAAGGGACAAATAATTATGCGTTCCGAAGCGTAGGAGGGGGAATTGTTTCGATTGCCGACTCCACCGCAGGCTCCGCAAGCGCAGGCGCGCTAGTGGTCACGGGTGGGCTGTCGGCGGGTGCGGCGAGCTATTTCGGGGGGAAGGTTAGCTCCAACGACCGTTTCTACGCTGCATCGTCGGGCGGCGGCTTTTGGGCTGGCGCGGCAGACTTGACTCTCGGCTTTTATGATGCGGCTGGTGCGATGGTTTTCCGCACGTCAGGAATCAATCAACTGACGCTTGCCGCCACCACCGGAGCCGCCACCTTCGCGGGCGCGGTGACGGTGAGCGGCACGCTCAATGCGAACAGTGCTGGTTCCAATGTTTCATTGGCTGCCAATGGAACGACGGTTCAATCTGGTATCATTGTACAAGCAAATACCGGATTTGTCTTTTTTTCAGACTACGCGACCGTTACCAAGGGCATTAAGGTCGATGTGAACAATGGCGGTCTGACCATTCTCTCGGGTGCATTAACGACTGCTACGCCGACCGGAGGCACCGCGAAACCGTGGAAGGTTGGCGAAGCCGCAACCGTTTCTCCTACGTCCCCCAATCGAACCATCCGAGTGGAAATCGACGGCACCGTTTACTTTCTCGCCGCAAAAACCACAAACGATTAATCCCATGACCATCCCAATCGCTCCCTACACAATGGGCTCTCCCGCAGCCCCGAAAGTCGGCGTCCTCTTTGAGTGCCGCTACATCAACTACACCGGAGTCACCGCCGTGGCCGACTGCCATCTGCTCGACGCGGACGGCGTGGAAATCATGGCCGTGGGCCTCGTGCCTGCGACGGCAGAGCAATGCGCGGAGTGGACGGACGACGAGGCGTTTGCGTGCGTGTTGGCCGTGAACGCGGGGTTTGAGCTGGTATCCGCAGAATAATTACCATGACCAAAGACGAACACAAATCCGCGATCGTGCAGCAACTCCAACAGCAGTCCTTGAACCTGCTGGTGGACTCACTCGCGGCTGCGCTGGCGGAAATTGAACAGCTCAAGGCCGCTGCAAACGCTGATAAGCCCGCGTCGTGAACCTCAAACGCTCACTTCTTCTCGCGGTGCTCGCGCTCGGCCTTGTGGTCGTGCTGGGCCTTGCGTTGAGGAGTGAGCGGGTGCTCACGGCGGGACTGCCGCTGCGGATCGTGGCCAAGACGCAGGACGAGGCGCGGACGCTGGCAGGGCTCGGGGCCGTGGCGGTGCTCGGGACGGGCTCGATGGCTCCCTACATCGCAGCCGCGCCCGCGGGCACCGACCCGCTGGCGACGGTGATGGCCTACGCGGTGCCGAGCACAACTCTGCGCTACGGCGACATCACGACGGGCGCGCTCGTGATCTACTCAATCAACTACGTCGCGGGCTCCAACACGATGCACCAAGCCGCCCAGCTTGACGCTGGCGGCTGGATTATGACCGGTCTCGGAAACAAAGCCTACGAAAACAAGGTGCGCGTGACGAAAGAGAACTTCGTCGGCATCGTTGCGCGGGTGTATGTCTGGACGCCGTAACCATGGACGCGCTCGAAATCCTAGTCAAAGGGTGGCCGATTTTCTTGGGCATGATAACCCTGATTATCGTGCTCTCGAAGCTCGACCTGCGCGTGGCAGTTCTTGAGGAAAAGATGAAATCGCTCTTCGACCTCTTTAATAAAAAATGAACATCCTCGATTTGCTTGGCAACGCTCTCGGTGGTGGTGCGCTCGGTGTGATTCTGCGCATCGGCAACGGCTTTTTCGAGGAATACAAAGCGGGCAAAGACCACGCACGGAAGCTGGAAGAGGCCAAGACGATGGCGACGATCGCAGCCGACGCCGCAGCGTGGGCAGCGTTCACCGCGAGCCAGCAGGCCGCGACCGTGCCGAGCAACGTCGCGCCGTGGTGCGCTCACATCATCACGCTCTTCCGGCCCTTCATCACTTTGACTCTGGTCGGTGTCGCGACCGTGGTGTATTTCTACTCAGTCGGCACAGATCGTTCGTCTATGGCGGAACAGGTAAATTTCGCGGCATTTAATTCTGTGGGATGGTGGTTCGGAGATCGAATGGCGCGAAAATCAAAATGAACGCTGACAACATCCGCGCTACCCTAACCGCCGCAACGCCTGCCGCTGCAATGATCTCGCTGTCGCAAGTCAACGAGGTCGCTGCACTCGTCGGCACACTCCTTGGCATTGCGTTTCTGCTATGGCGCTGGCGGCGCGAGGCCCGCCGCTGAGGCACTCTCCCCCTCTCTCCGTCTCCCCCTCTCTCCCTCTTCCGTCCCTCTTCCGTCCCCCTCTCCCTTCCGCCCTCTGCGCCCGTGGGCGCGCGCTGGCTAAACGTCTACCATGTCACTGCAACGCACCCGCCCCAACGAGAATCGCACGCCGGACTTCATCGAGCTCCCCGATGGCCGCAAGCGGCTCGTGCGCTACTTTGATTTGCCGAATGGCACGAATCTCACCGATGCGCTCATCGAGCCTTACGGCACCCTCGATGTGGGGCCGGCCACGGGCACTACGGCCAGCTTTGCGGGGCTGCGGCTCGTCGATCAACGGCTACTCAAGATCAACGAGGTTAGTTTCTGGCAGAAGACCTTTGAAGAGCTCCCGGCTACGGCCGAGCTCCAAGTAGGCGGGGCGACCACGGGCAATACCACGAGCAAGCTCCCCGATGGCCGCACGAGCTACGAGGCGGAGTTTTTGCAATTGGTGGCCGGCACCTACGTGCCCGGCACCGTGGGCACGACCACGGCCCCCGGCGATGCCACGGCCTATCTGCAAAAGGAGGAAGCCACCAGCGATGGCTCCCTGCGCCGCATCAAGCGTGTCTACGTGAGCGCCGGGGTGATCCAAATCAACGACGAAACGAAGAACAACGGCGCGCTGCTCCTGCGCACAATCGTCTCGGTCAAGACCGTCCCCACCACGCCGACCGGCTACACGCTCATCTCGACCCGCGATGATCCCTCCGGCGGGCTAGTGGTCTACACCTACACCTACGCTAAGGGCAGCGGCGAGATCTCTCGCAGCATCGACTACTCGCAGTCGATCAACGGGGGCACCACCGGCCTCACGCGCACGACGATTCGCTACCTCGTGGCACCATCCTTTCCGATGCTGCCGGCCACATTGTCGAGCGCAGTCAACGTCGGGCGGGACTACGCCGAGCAAGACGGGCACGGCATCTGGACGACCACGTGGGCGAGCGGCACGGGCACCGTTTCAACGCAGGACGAGACCAAAAACAATGGCGCGCTCCTCACGCGCACCATTCGCGCCCTCGGCAGCGCACCGGCTACGCCGTCCGGTTACACCCCGATCTCGACGGACGAGGCTTTCCAAGACGGGTTTGCCGTCTACACATCCACGTTTGCCAACGGCACAGGGGAAATCTCCCGCAGTGTGGATTTCGCGCAATCGGACGATCAGGGCGTGACGGGCGTCACGCGCACCACGATCCGCTATCTGACGACGGCCTCGGTCAGCACCGATCCGACCACGCTCTCCGGCTCGGTCAAAATGAGTCAGGACATGGCGGAGCAAAATGGACACCGCATTTGGACTATCGGCTACGCGAAAGGCACGGGCACCGTCGTGCAAGACGTGGACATCAAGGAAGGTGGCGCGCTTACGCTTTATCACCGCGTAGGGCTCAACGCCATCCCCTCGGCACCCAGCGGCGGCAACGGGGCGCTGACCACCATCATCGTCACCAACGGCGGCTCGGGCTACACCAGTGTCCCTACGGTCGGAATCACCGGCGGGGGCGGTTCCGGGGCCACGGCTACGGCGGTTATTTCTGGCGGCGCCATTACCGCGCTCACGGTTTCGACCAGTGGCAGCGGCTACACGAGCGCGCCGACCGTGGCGTTTTCCGGCGGCGGGGGCAGTGGTGGTGCTGCGACGGCCGTGCTGGCAACGCGAGCCGTCTCCTCCATCGCAGTCGGCGCGGCCGGCAGTGGCTACACGGCGGCACCCACGGTCACGTTGACCAGCGGCAGTGGCACCGGTGGCGCGGCGGCAGCGGTCCTGACAGCGACCACGCTCGCCTCGATTGCGCTCACCAACGCCGGCACGGGTTACACGAGTGCACCCACAGTCTCGATCACGGGCGGTGGCGGCTCGGGGGCAACGGCGACGGTCACGCTCCTAGCTGGCGGCGTCACCGGCCTGACGCTCACCAACGCGGGCTCGGGCTACACGAGCGCGCCCACGCTGAGTTTTAGCGGCGGGGGCGGCAGTGGCGCGACGGCTACGGCGGCGCTCACCGGCACCAGCGTGGCCTCGGCCAGCGTGAGCGCAGGAGGCAGCGGCTACACGAGCGCGCCCACCGTCAGCGTCTCAGGCGGGGGCGGATCCGCAGGTGCGCTCACGGCGGTGCTCACCGCGACCACGTTGGCGAGTATCACGGTGACGGCGGCTGGCAACGGCTACACGAGCGCCCCCACGGTCTCGATCACGGGCGGGGGTGGATCCGGCGGCACGGCGACCGCCGTCCTCACCGGGCGCACAGTCGCCAGCATCACCGTGACGAATGCGGGCAGTGGCTACACCACGGTGCCCACCGTGAGCTTTGCCGGTGGCGGGGGGACTGGCGCGGCGGCTACGGTGAGTCTCGCGGGCACGACGCTGGCCTCGGCGACGTTGGTCGCGGCGGGCTCGGGTTACACGAGCGCGCCCACGGTGGCGCTCTCGGGTGGTGGCGGATCGAGTGGAGCGGTGACGGCGGTGTTGACGACGACGACGATTGCCTCAATTGCGCTCACCAACGCGGGCAACAACTTCACGTCCGTTCCCGCCGTTTCGTTTTCCGGTGGCGGTGGCACGGGCGCAGCGGCTACGGTCAACATATTGAGCGGTGTAGGGATTAACATGACGAACAGAGGCAGCGGATATTATCCAGATGGAAATTACACGTTCACTGATTTTACAGGAGGAGGCGGTAGCGGATTGATTGCAGTCGCTACTATCGCTGGAGGCGAATTCATCGGATTTGATTTTGACCCCGTTTCGTTTCCCACCGCATCCCCCGGTTCAGGTTACAGCTCCGCGCCGACAGTAAACTTTGCGGTATTTGATGCCATTTATCACGGAACCGGAGCAGCCGCAACCGCTGTTGTAGGGGGCGGCGTTTCCTACGTAAGAGTTACCGCTGCCGGCAGTGGCTATACAACAACCCCGACTGTGGCGTTTTCCGGTGGTGGAGGCAGCGGTGCCGCCGCTTTTGCTTTGATAACTCCCGGCCCTATTTATCAAATCATCATCACTAATCCCGGGACCGGCTACACGTCGGCACCCACAGTCACAATAAGCGGTGGCGGCGGAAGCGGAGCCACGGCTTCAGCGCACTTAATTCCGGTGTCGCTTAGTTCCCTGACACTGACCAACGCCGGCTCGGCATACACGTCCACGCCAACGGTTTCGTTTTCAGGCGGCGGCGGCACGGGTGCCACAGCCACGGCGACCCTCACCGCCACCACCCTCGCCAGCCTCACGCTCACCAATGCCGGCACCGGCTACACGAGCGCGCCCACCCTCTCCTTTTCGTATGGAGGGGGCAGCGGAGCCACGGGCACCACTGCAATCACCGCCACCACGGTCGCGAGCATCGCCGTGACTGCGGCGGGCAGCGGCTACACGACTGCGCCTACGGTAAGTTTTGCGGGCGGCGGCGGAGGCAGTGGTGCAGCGGCTACTTCGGCACTCACCGCGGGCACCGTGGCAAGTGTGACCGTGACGGGCGCCGGTAGCGGCTACACGTCTGCTCCCAGCATTAGTTTCAGCGGCGGCGGTGGCAACGATGCCGCGGCTACGAGCACCATCACGGCCACGAGTGTAGCGAGCTTCACCGTGACCAATGGCGGCAGCGGCTACACCAGTACGCCGACACTTTCTCTTTCCGGCGGTGGCGGCAGTGGTGCCTCCGGCAATGCCGTGCTCACGGGCACGACGATTGCCTCGCTCACCGTAGGTGCCGCGGGCTCTGGTTATACCTCGGTGCCCAGCCTAGTCTTCACGGGCGGCGGGGGCACGGGTGCGGCGGGATCGGTCTCGACCGCCGGCGTCACGCTCACGGGCTTCACCGTCACGGCCGCCGGTTCCGGCTACACCTCCACGCCGACGGTTGCGCTCTCGGGTGGCGGTGGCACCGGGGCGATCGGCACGCCCACGCTTACCGGCACGACTATTGCGAGTTTTACCGTCACCAGCGCCGGCAGCGGGTACACGTCTGCACCCACGCTCTCGCTCACCGGCGGAGGCGGCGGCAGCGGCGCAAGCGGCACCGTCACGCTCACCGCGGTCGGCCTAGCCAGCCTCACGATCACCAACGCAGGGAGCGGCTACACGTCCGCGCCCACCTTAGCGTTTTCCGGCGGCGGGGGCACGGGCGCGGCGGCCACGGCCACCATCGCTACGTCTTCAATCCTTGCGGTCACGATCACGGCGGCTGGCACGGGCTTCACTTCGGCGCCCACGGTCGGATTCTCCGGCGGCGGGGGCACGGGCGCGGCGGCGGTGGCGCCGGCCGGCGTAGGCCTAGTCACGCTCATCTCAGCCAACCAACGCAAGGAAGCTGGATATGACGTCTACGACTACACTTGGGCGCTGGGCGTGGGCGAAATCGAAGCCAGCACGCGCTACAATCAATCGTCCGATGGGGGCGCGACGGGTGTTACCATTACCACCTACCGCACCATTACCTCGTTGAGCGCGAGCGATCCGACGACCGCACCCGCCAACACCGTCAAGATTTCAAGCACCTACACCCTCCAAGACGGCTATAAAGTCTGGACGGTCGTCTACGCCAAAGGCACAGGCGAAGTCTCCCGCAGCATCGACTATTCGCAATCTAGCGACGAGGGCGCGACCGGCCTCAAGCGCACCACCATCCGCTACCTCAGCGCTTCGACGCAGGCCACCCGACTCCCGGCCACGCTTACCGGCTCGGTCTGCGTCGGCGAAGACTACGCAGAGCAAGACGGGCATCGCGTCTGGACGACCAATTGGGCCAAAGGCACAGGCGTCGTCTCCGAACGCTACCAGCAACGCCCCGGCGGCTTGCGCATCGCGACGTGGGTATCCCTTGGCCAAGGCTACGACGACACGTATATGCTCCCTACGGGCGTGCTCCTCGCCAAAGACAGCGACGACCGCGATGGCCACACCGTCTGGACGGTCTCGACCATGCAGCTTGCCGCCGGCGGCGCAGATCCCACGAGCGGCACGGCGCACAGCTTCACGACCATGCACCCCTTCCGCTATCCCGGCAGGGCCAAGGCGATCACGACCACCATCACGGCCGGCTCGGCAAAGTTGTGCTTCGATGTCTACAAGAGCCCGCCGGTGGATTTGCTCGTGTTGGCCACCGTCACGATCACCTACCAAACGTCGAACGCGCTCGGCGCGGTCAGCCCTACGCTTTGGAATCCCGATAATTGGGCGACGATCATTGCAAAGTATTGGGGTTGGAATGCCTACCCAAAGGCTGTCGTGGAGACCCTGACGGGCTACCGCTCCGTGAGCGACACGCCGATCACGTTTAACGGCGGTGCGTTGGGCGGTGAACAAACGTGCCTCGGAGACCGCGTTTACGGCTATGGCTCCCTCACGCCTTACTCACTCACGGTCTTCGGCGGGCCAGCAAATCCCGATAGTACTGACTACTCGCTCGCGGCTGAAATCGATGCCGAGCCCGCATTCGTCGCCTACGGCGGCACCAAGTACTACCGCAGGACGATCATCTCCGCCAACATTCCCGCGCAGACCGCGCTACCCGTATGAGCACCCCAAACGACGCCAATTTTGACGTGCTCGGGCGCGCGCTGCAAAAGCAGACCGCAGGCATGGGCCGCACCGCGACCGAAGGACGAGCGATCCGCGATTTTGAACAAGGCAAGATCGGGCGCGATCATTTTGCGGCGATCACGACGCCGCCGGTGCGCTTGCCCAGCGGTCCCGCGCCCGCGGGTGATGGGCCGAAAAGCAAGCTGCTCGCAATTGGTAATGTCGACGGGTTGGAGGCTGCCTTGCGCAAGATCGGATATGATGCAGCCGATAGCGCCGACCTTACCGCGCTCACCGCGCGGGTGGTCGTGTTGGAAACTTTGTTGTCGGGCCTTGCGCGCCGCAGCGTTGACGTGTGCGACGCGGGCACGGCCAAGACGATGACCATAGTTAGCACCGCGCCCGCATGAGCTTTTGGATCAAAGCACCGCGGGACGGGGAGTGTTGCGATTGTCAGCCGGCGGTGTGCGATCTGTGTTGCGTGCTCTCAGTCGGCACCAGCGGTTCAGAGAACACCGTCGTTACCTACGATGTCACGGGGCAATTCACCGCCGCGCACGACCTCTATATTCGCGTCACCGCAGATGCCGGCTCGCCCTCGACGGCCCGGTTTGAAGTCACCTTTAACGGCGTGGCCGCATACGATAGCGGATGTATTTCGGCAACGAGCGCAAACACGACCATCTCGTGCCCAATTGGCACGACTTCAATCGTGATGACGATCACCGCGCCCTGCGCCGGCGGAAATGACGGCTGGGATTTTGTAATTTGCTGCGCAGGCCTTTGCACATGACGCGCCGCTACTTCAACGCGCGCGGCCCGGTCGCAATTGAGACGGATGCGGCAGGCCGACCGAAATCCTTCGGCCTAGGCGATGCTGTCGCCACCGTCGCCGAGCCCATCGCCCGCCTCTCCGATGCGCTCCTCGGCACCAAGCTCGTCGGGTGCGGTTCGTGTGCCGAGCGCCGCGCCGCGCTTAACCGCCTCGTGCCCGCCGTCACCCCTTCTCTGTACCCACTCACACCAACACCTTGACCGCGGGCTGCGCGGCGCACCTCTAGTTTCCCTACACCACCATGAGCTACACCTTTACGGATCGCCTTTCGCTTGCTCGTGAGCGCCTCAACATCGCGCTCGATCCCGCCGCTCGTGCGGCGCGCTCTGGCCGGGAGCCCGGTGCCTCGCTCGATGCCGCCGCCGCGGATCCCTACGCGGGTGAGGCGCCGGGCTTTGTGCCGGCCGGCATGATGGCCAATCCCGCGGCGACTAACTTTGGCCGCCTCGCGGAAGCGCGCACCGATGTACCGCGCTTCGTCATGGCCGGCGAAGCCCCGGCCGGGCTCACCCCCGGGCAGGCGCAAGCGCGCACGGGCATCGATGTAACCGGCTACGTGGGGAGTCGCTACGCGGGGAACAACAACCCCCAAGGCATCACGCCCGGCCTCGCCGCCGCCGCCCCGGCTCCGGCCCCGGCTACGACGATGCTCCCCACGGGTAATCTCGCGGCCCGCGATGCGCTCCTGCGTGCCGCCTTTCCCAATGCCGATCGCCGCGGGGTGCAAGGGCTCGGCGCCCTCGCTTTTAACCGCCCCGAGACCTTTAACACGGCCGTGGCCGGCACCGCTCTCGATGCCACCGCGGCCGAGGCCCGGCGCAAGCAAGGCGAAGCCTCCCTTGCGGCGACGCAGATGGGCACCGCAGCCTCGCGACAAGGCATGACCTTTCAACAAGAGCTGCAACCCGGCGCCCTCGCCGCGCAATCGCTCGCCGCCCAAGCCACGGGGCAAGGGATCCAGACCTCAATCGATGACGCCACCCGCCGCGCCACCGGCGATGCCGCCACGCAAAACTTCTTCTCCGCCGATGACAACGCTGCGATCGGAGCCGCAGCCGCGGGTGGAGCCCCCGCCGCCGTGTTGTTTGACATGGCCGCCCTCGCGCGCACCCGGGCCCAAGATGCGCAAAGCGCCGCGCGCGCGACCCCCACGGAAACAACGCTGCTCGGCCGCCGGGCCGTCGTCGCCAACGGCAACGTGCAATTTGAGGAAGGCTCCAAACCGCCGGCGACCACGCTACTCTACAAGCTGCGCGCCGAACGGGCGCAGGCCTTAGCAGACGGCGATACGGCCGGCGTAAAGGATTACGATCAGGCGATTCAAAACGAGATCACGCGGCCCAAGACCTTCTTTCAAGAAGCAATGAATCGCCAAGGAGCGCCCGCCGCCGGGGCTGCTACTCCCGCGGCTGCTGCTCCCGCGGCTCCGCGCGCTACGGCACCACGCGCGACGGCTCCCGTCGCGACCGCGCCTGCGGGCAGTTCGCCGGCCGCCGCCAAGGCTAATCCAAATTCGCCCGAAGCGGGCCGCATTTGGCTCGCCGCAAACCCCGATCATCCCCTTGCCGCCGCGGTGCGGGCGAGACTCGGCCTCTAATTTATGCCTGCCACTTTCGACCCCGAGACCTTCCTTGCGGAACCGGCGGCGCCGGCTTTCGACCCCGATGCCTTCCTCGCCGAGCCGGCCCCGGCGTTTGATCCGGCGGCTTTTCTGGGCAAGTCACAGGATGCACCACCAAGCGAGCCGACGCAGAATTACTTTATCGATAAAGCCAAGCGCGCCGGTCGCTCGCTCGCGCAGGTGCCCGGGCAATTCGTAGAAAGCGTAGGCCAAATGGCCGATGCCACCGGCCGCGCCCTCGCCGTAATCGGTGCCGATGAACTTAACGCCCTGCGGGACAGCCCGACCGATGCACGGCTGACCGCGTTTAACGAAGCCCTGCGCACGCCCACCCCCGGCACCGCCCTCATCCGCGATGTCGGCCGCGAGATCACTCAGAGCGCCCGCGATCTCTACAAGGGCAACTACGCGCCCGATCCCGCGCGCGATGCCGAGCTCGGATCCGATGTCGCCGGCGCCACCGGCAGCCTCGCCGCCGCCCTTATTACGCCCGGCGGCCTCATTACCAAGACCGCCACCGGTGCGCTGTTTAATTCACTCGGGCAAAGCGACGAAGCGCGCCAAAAGATGCTTGAACGCGGCGCCACCGAAAAACAGGCCGACGATGAAGGCCTGCGCCAGTTTGTGCTCAACCTTCCCGCCGGTGGCCTAGAAGCTATCCCGTGGGGAAACGCGATCAAACGCTTTGGAGGCGGCGAGATCGCCGATGCCGTCTCGCAGAAGTATGGCAAGACCGCCCTGCGCCGGATCAGCACCGCCGTGTTTGGCCAAGCCGCCACGGAGGCTGGCGAGGAAGCATTGCAAAATCTCTGGGGCAACGCCGCTGCCAAGCTCACCTACGATCCCACCCGTGGGTGGACGGAAGGCACCGGTAGGGCCGCCCTCGTGGGTGGCGTCATGGGAGGAGGATTTGGCGGCACCTTGCAGGGCACGGCCGAAATCGCCAGCGCCCTCGATGCCCGCGGCCAACGCCTGCGGGATCAAATGCCCGCGGCTCCGGTGCCGGCGGCGCAAGCAGACCTCGATGAAGCCCTCGCGCGCCAAGCGCCTCCGCCCGCGGCTCCGATGCCCGAGGCTCCGATGCCCGCGGCGCCGGTGCCCGCGGCGCAGACCGACCTTGAGGCAGCCCTCGCGCGCCAAGCGCCTCCGCCCGCGGCTGCGGTGCCGCCCTCTGCTCCCGCCCAGGTCGCCCCGCCAGAGCCCGCCGTGGCTCCCGTGGATAACGCGCCGGTGCCCGGCACGCCCGCAGATGAATTTGGCGCCCTTCACGGTCCCAAGCTCGCGCCCGATACGGCGCAAAAGTTTAGGGACACCGAATTCCAGCAGGATCTAGGCACCACCGATGGGATCGACTACAAAATCGAGACGCGCGGGAATAAACTATGGCTGACGGCCTCTAGAGTTGCCATAAAAGGGCGCGGCGCGGATTACGTCGAGCAGGGCATTGCCTACCTGCAAGTCGATCAGGCCGGTAATACGATCCTCAACGGGAGTTTTACTAATCCCCTAATGAAGGATAGCCCCTTGGCCATCGGTGCCAAAGCGAAGATGATCGCTTTCATCAATGATATGGCGGCCACCAGCCTGCCCGAAACCCCTGCTCTGCTCGCACCCGAGCCCGCGGCGCCTGCCGCGCCCGCTCCCTTCGATCCGGTGGCCTTCATCGCCGCCTCCGAGCCGATCGCGCCCGTCCAAGTGCCGCCCGAGGTGTTGAATTTCAACCGGACCGAGCCGACGTTCACCGATTTGATCTCTGGCCGCGTCGATACACCCGCCGCCGTTTTGTATATGCAGCAGCGCAAGCGGACCTCGGAGCTCCGGTGGGCTGGCTTATCTGCGCCGGAGCGCGCCGCGGCTCATGCGGAGTTCGGCACACAGAACCAAGTGCAGATCCAGCAGGGAACTTTCCCTTTCGATGCCACGCCCTCGCGCTTCGCCGAAGTCGTGACCTCAATCGAATCCGCCCGGGCACCCGCCGCCGTGCCGGCCGCGCCGGCCCCCGAGATCCCCTTGGAGCAACAGCTCATCGCAGCGCAGCTTTCCGCCTCGCGCGCCACCTCGCGCTTTCGTGAAGCCGGTAAATGGAACGAGCTCAAAGGCCAACCTGCCCGGCAGCGTTGGCAGGCACTTAAATCTGAAAAGCTCGCGGCCGAGCGCGCCCTCGATGAAATCCGCGCAAAGGTCAAAGATACGGCCCCAGCTCCGGCCGTGGCTGTCGCTCCCGAGGCTCCGGCCGCCGCCGCTCCCGCGGCCGACTACGAGGATTTGCTCAAGGTCGAGGTGCCAGACGCCAGCACGGCCGAGGCGGCGACCCGGGGATATGAGGCTCGGCTCAAAGATCTCAATGCGGAAGTCGCCACGGCGCTCACGACGCTCAAGGCAATGGAGGCAAAGGTGATTAAGCGCACGGGCCCGATGTACCAACGCGGCCGGGTAAAGGCCTCGGCCAAGGCGTCGGACGTGAAGGCGTATGAGGCTGCGCAATCAAACGTGGAGCGGATCCGGCAGGCGCAAGACACCTTGCGCTCTAATGCCGCCGGCGATGGGCGGGCCGCGCGGATCGCGCTGCTCGCGCGCGCGGTCGGCGATCCCCGGCGTTCGCTCGTGCAACGCTTGGCGCTCCGCTTGGACCTTTTCGAGATGCGCAATGAGGTGATCGGGCCGGTGTCGGATCGGATCTCGCTCGCCTTCGACCAAGCGGCCGAGGCCGAGGTGCGCGCACGGGTGCCGGATGCCACGCCGGACGAAAGGAAAGCGCTTGGCAATGGGGTAAAGCGTGCGGCCTATGACAT